CACAGTTACTTTAGATTCTTTGTCATCATTATTTCACGATAGAGGTGCTTATGGTTCTTCTTCTGCACCAATTACTTATACTGTAACAGTTGGAACAAAAACAACAGCACACCCTTATAGTGGTGTAGGAAGTTCATCAGCATATTTTTTAGAGGGTTTAGAATCTCCAGCTTTTACTTTAGGTGGTGCTGATACAGCAAAACCTTATTATTATAAATTTGACCAAGCAGACGGAACAAATGCTACACACCCATTATTATTTTATTTAGATGCTGGAAAAACAACTGCTTACACAACAGGAGTTACAACAAATGGAACTCCAGGTTCATCAGGTGCATATACTCTTTTAGCAGTAGATGAATACACACCTAACATTTTATATTATCAATGTTCTTCACACGCACATATGGGAAATCATTTAAAAGTTATTTCAAGTAAATTAAATTCAAATGGTGTTGCTTTTAAAATGCCAACAGCAGACGGATCAGCAAATCAAGCTATAGTTACAAATGGTTCAGGTGTCTTATCTTTTGCTTCTATATCAGAAACTAAACCAACTATAACTTCTTCTAATTTATTTGTAGCACCAAGTTCATCTACACAAATAACTATTGCTGGAACTAATTTTGTTTCTGTTCCAATAGTTGAAGCTATTAACTCATCAACTGGTGCAATTACAAGAGCAACAGCAGTAACATTTACAAATGCAACATCATTAAATGCAACATTTACTCTTGCTTCTGCTTCATATTTTATTCGTGTTGAAAACAATGACGGAAATGCAGTAAGATCATCTTCTGCTATTTTATCTGCTTCTGCTTCACCGACTTTTAGTACATCTGCTGGTTCATTAGGAAGTGTATCTGCTGGAAGCACAGTATCTTTAGATATTGACGCTTCATCAGACTCAACAGTAGCTTTTTCAGAAACAACATCTGTTTTAACATCAAATTCTAACACACCAGCTTCTACAATGAATTTAACTTTAAACAGTAGTACAGGTGCAATAACAGGAACTGCACCAACACCAACAGGAGAGACAACTTACACGTTCACTATACGAGCAAGTGACGCAGAATCGCAGACGGCAGATAGAGAGTTTTCAATTACTGTGAGTGTTGGTATAAACAACTCAGGACAATTTGGATAAAAATATATTATGGCTAATGTAAATAAAGCACAAGTAAATGGAACAAATAGAACAAAAAGTACAATATCTTTTTGGATTAAAAGAGGGAAACTTTCATCAGATCAAAAAGTATTTCAATTTAAAGCTGGTAGTGCAGAATATTTAATGAAATTTAAAAGTAACGATCAAGTCAATGTTTATACCCATGACGGAAGTTCTTATGTTGGTAGAATAGAAACTAATAACAAATTTAGAGACCCAGCATCTTTTTATCATTTCCATATACAAGTTGATACTACAGATGGAACTTCTGCAGATAGATTTAGATTTTATGTAAATGGCGAATTACAAGATGATTTACTTAACTCAGATGTACCATCACAAAATGCAAGTTTTGATTTATCAACATCAAGTCATCATTTATATTTAGGTTCACAATCAAGTGGAGGTGATGCTTTTGATGGAACTATAACACATTTTCATTATACAGATGGTTATTCTTATGCACCAACAGTATTTGGTGAAACAGATAGCACATCAGGAATTTGGAAGCCAAAAACTGCACCAAGTGTAACTTATGGCACTAATGGAGTTTTTTTAAAATTTGAAAATAGTGGTGCTATGGGTACAGATAGTTCAGGTAACACAAACACATATACAGTTTCAGGAACACTAACTCAAAATGTAGATACACCTAGTAATAACTTTTCTACTTTAAATTTTTTAGACAGATGGTTTAACGCAACTAACAATATGGGTGATATTCTTTCACGAGGTAATAATACTTTTAATACAGGAAGTAATAGCGTTAAAGCTTTAGCAAGATCAAGTTTAGGAATGTTAAAAGGTAAATATTATTGCGAAGTTAAAATACCTAACATAGATAGAAGTTGGATAGGTATTTGTAATAGCAAGATTTACACAAGTGCAACAAATAATTTTTGGACTACAAATCTTGAAAGTGGTTTTTTTTGGTATGGTAATGGAACTGCAATTTATACTGCTAATGATGTTAGTTCCAATACCTATGGTGGTTATGCTAATGATGATATTGTTATGATGGCTTTAGATATGGATAATTACGCTTTTTATCTTGGAAAAAATGGAACTTGGTTAAATAGTGGCGACCCTACAAGTGGTAGCAGTAAAACAGGTTCAGTAACAGGATTAACAAATTTTGGAACTAATCCTTTAACTGAACACGGAGAAGTATTTTTTATGTGTGCAGATTCTTCAACTTCAGGAACTTCACAGATAGAATGGAACTTTGGTCAAGGATATTTTGGAACAACACAAGTTGCTAGTGCTGGAACTTCACCTAGTGAGGGTGGAATCTTTGAATACAATTGTCCTAGTGGATACCAAAGCTTATGTACGAAAGGTCTTAACAGCTTTTAATTAATATGATAAAAAGGAATTAACTATGGCATATGGAATAAACTCAAAAGATTATTTTAGCACACTATTATATAGTGGAAATTCAACAGCAAGATCATTAACTGGAGTTGGATTTGCCCCCTCATTCGTTTGGATTAAGGAACGAACTGCTGATTCAGACCATATGCTTTTTGACCAACCTAGAGGAGTTCAAAAATATATAAGTGCAAATCAAACTACTCAACAACAAACATCTGCTGGTATGCTAACTGCATTTGGTTCTGATGGATTTAGTTTAGGTAGTGGTAATGACACTAATGATAATGGACAAACTTATGTTGCTTGGAATTGGATAGGAAATGGTCAAGGTTCGTCTAATACAGATGGTGGTATAAACACAACATATACATCAGTTAATACTGCATCAGGTGTTTCTATATCTACATATACTGGAACTGGAAGTGCCTCAACTATTGGTCATGGATTAGGTGTTACACCAAATGTAATGCTAGCAAAACGGCTTGACTCATCAGGACAATGGGATATGTATCACTCAGGTTTATCAAATCCAAAATCAGGTTCAATAGTTCTTAACAGTTCTGATGATTTTGCTTCAGATAGTAGTATTTGGAATAACACAGACCCAACAAGTTCTTTAGTTAATATAGGAACATCATCTACTACAAATACTTCAAGTGGAACTTATGTAATGTATTGCTTTGTAGCAAAACAATCTTTTTCAGCTTTTGGTTCTTATAATGGTAATGGAAATGATGGTGATGGTACATTTGTCTATACATCTTTTAAGCCCTCACTCGTTATGATAAAATGTAGTGATACTGACGGTGAGCATTGGCATATACACGATACAAAAAGAAAACCTGGAAATAATGATTCAGGTAAATACCTTTTGGCAAATACTGCTGGTACTGAAAGCACAAGCACTTCTTATGCAGTTGAAATAGTTTCCAATGGCTTCAAAGCAAGGACAAGCAATAACAGTACAAACGGAACTTCAGGTGGAAGTGGTAGGCATTATCTGTATATCGCTTTCGCAGATGAACCCCTAGTTTCTACAAATGGTGTACCAGCTACTGCAAGATAATCACAACAGGAGATAATTATGCAATTATCAAAACATTTTAAATTAGAAGAATTTACTAAGTCAATGACAGCTATTCGTAAAGGTATTAAGAATGAAGCTGGAAGTGGTGAGATTAAAAACCTAACTGATCTTTGTTATGGAGTCTTAGAACCTGTAAGAGCAAAGTTTGATAAACCTATTATTGTAACATCAGGTTATAGATCAGAAGAACTATGCGAAGCAATCGGTAGTAAAAAAACGAGCCAACATGCAAAGGGGCAAGCGGTAGATTTTGAGATTGCTGGTGTTTCTAATTTACAAGTAGCATTATGGCTTACTAACAACGTGGACTTTGACCAACTCATTTTAGAATATTGGACGGGTGAAGCTAACTCAGGTTGGATTCATTGTAGCTTTGTTGAGGGTAGTAATAGAAAACAAGTTTTGACATTTGATGGGAAGCAATTTACTAATGGATTACCTGACGCAAAATGGTCAGATGGAAAACTACAAAACTAGGAGAAAATATGAAACTAACTAAGAAACAAAAAAAACTGCCTAAAGGTTTGCAAATGGCAATTATGAAGAAAAAGAAGAAAACTAAAAAGAGGAAATAATTATGGCTTACGGATATTCAAGACCAATGAAAAAGAAAAAGAAGAAAAAAAAGAAGAAGAAAAGATAATGGTTAAAGTAGCATCTATAAAAAATATTATTAAAGACCTTAAACCAAGACAACAAAAAACTATGAGATCACACGCAAGACATCATAGTTTAAAACATATGAGGTCTATGGCACTCGCTATGAAAAAAGGTGCTACTTTTCAATCAGCACATATTAGAGCAATGAGGTCAGTAGGAAAATGAAAAGACGTAGAGTTCCAAAAGATAAGAAAACAGATTTACCTAAAAAATATCTATCAGGACTTAAAGGTAGAAAAAGATCATCAAGAGCAAAATTATTACAATCTATGTCTAGTCTATATAAAAGAGGACAAGTTATTCCAAGATCAATGTTTAAAGCGAGAGTAAAATAATGGCAGTTAAAAGAAAACCATTATCTAAACAAGTTATTACTACACTTAGAGCAAAAGCAAAGACTAGAAAAAATATAACATTAGGTCAGTTAAAAAAGGTTTATCGTAGAGGTCAAGGTGCTTTTTTAGGTGCTGGTTCAAGACCTCGTACTTCTATGGCTAGTTGGAGTATGGGTAGAGTAAATAGTTTTTTAAGAGGTTCAAGAAAACACGACCTTGATTTAAGACGAAAAAAACGTAAAAGGTAGTTATGAAAAAGCCGACTACTACAAATGAAAAGTTTATAGAGATTGATGGTAAAATTAAATTACTACATCAAAAAATTCACATTATAGAAACGAATCATCTTAAACATATGCAAAGAGATATAGATAGAATTTTGTATCTGATTTGTGGTGTAGGTCTAGCTGTAATATCCCAATTCCTTTACATTATTTCAAATTAATAGTACAAGTAGAACTTGTATGAATCACAAAAGAATATTAGTAATTTCTGATATGCACTTGCCTTATCAACATAAGGACTCAATAAAATTTTTAAAAGAAATTAAAAAAGAATTTAGACCGGACAAGATTGTGAACATTGGCGATCTCTTAGACTTTCACGCAATATCAATGCACGACAGCAACCCTGATTTATATTCTGCTGGTATGGAATTAGATAAAGCAAAAGAATATATAAAAGTATTAGAAGATATATTTCCTGAAGTAATAGAAGTAGATAGCAACCATAGTAGTCTAGTTTATAGACGAGCATTAAAATATGGAATGTCTAAACAATTCCTAAAACCATATGGAGAGTTCTTAGGAACTAGAAAATGGAAATGGATTGATGATTTAACTCTTACTATGTCTAATGGTCAAAGATGTTTCTTTACTCACGGAAGAAGTGCAGATGTATTAAAAGTATCTCAAACTATGGGAATGAATTGTGTTCAAGGACACTATCATACTAAGTTCTTAATAAGCTATTGGGCAAATCCTGACAATTTATTCTTTGCTATGAATGTAGGTTGTCTCATCAACCAAAAAAGCATGGCTTTTTCCTACGCAAAAAACTTTAAAACAAGATTCATACTAGGTTGTGGAATAATACTAAATGGAATACCAAGACTACTTCCTATGGTTATTAATAAAAAAGGCGATTGGATTGGTAAGATAGTATGAAGAAGAAATGTTGTGGAAAGTATGCTTTAAAAGGCGAGAGAGCAACGGAGAGTGCTTTAGATAGACAAGTGGGTAGTACCAAGCACTATAAAGATTTTAAAATACAACCTATTGAATTTATAACTGCTAACAAGCTTAGTTTTATTCAAGGTAATGTTATTAAGTACATCTGTCGTTATGATAAAAAAAATGGTAAAGAAGATATAGATAAAGCAATACATTATTGCGAATTATTAAAGGAGTTATTATAATGTGGTTTAGTGCAATTAAATTAGCAGTATCTGCTGGAAGTAAAATTTATGCTAACAAGCAAAGAGCAAAAGTTGCTATGTCTGAAGCACAATTACTACACGCAGAAAAGCAAAGTCGTGGAGAAGAAGCATATCAAGGAAAACTACTTGAAGCTAGACAATCAGACTATAAGGACGAGGTAGTTTTATTTATTCTTACTTTGCCAATTTTGGTGCTGGCATATGGAGTATTCTCAAATGATGTTGAAGCAATGGCAAAGATAAATTTATTTTTTGAGCATTTTCAAAATCTTCCGAGCTGGTTCACTAACTTATGGATTCTTGTAGTGGCTAGTATTTTTGGAATTAAAGGTACACAGATATTCCGTAAAAAATAATTTAATTTAATCTCAAATATCTATATTGTGAAGTATGAGTAACGAAATAGATTTTGTAATAACTGAATTAACTGTTGAGATATTGACTAATAACAATATGGGTAGAGCAAGTTTTATCTTTATAGATCAGACTCCACATTTCCCTAAAGTAAACAATATGCTTAATCAGATAGATGAAAAGGAAGATGCTTTTGTTGGTAATTATAGCATCTCAACAACTGAGATTACTGAGAGTACAGATATATCAAGCTTAGATTTTACTACTCACTAAGCAATAGATAAACATAGAACACCATCAAAGAAAAAATAACAATATAAACTGTTGATATGGCTATAACCTTACCCCAATTTATTTTCTCTTTTTCTTTTTGATAATGACCATTGTTATCTAAGTACAGTTTTGTCATTAGCCCTCTTGTTTATTCATAAGTGTTAAATCTCTTTTTAGTTCACTTTGTTTCAGACTCGCATATCTATCAAGATTATTATAGTGCAGTTTAGCTTTAATAAGATTGCTCTCGGCATCTGCATAATGTTTTACTATATCTGTATATTCTTGATCTGTTCTAGCTTTGTGTTCTGCTTCTATTACAGTTTTAGAATCAAGTTTATACTTTAAGAAAAGTTTGCTAAATATAGCTTTACGAGCTTCATCTAAAATAATACTTTTACCCTGCCACTCTTTCCATTCTTTACTAGCTTTTTCTAATTCTAAATATACTTGCTTACTGTTTAAATGTTCAAATGTTTCTACCATATTATCACTCCTGTTATAAATCCTATTAAAAACCAAATGATCTCTTGCCTATAATACAAAGACCAAAACTCTAACTTCTCTTTTATTTTATGGGTATTCATATAAATCTTTTATTAGTTCTTCATCATCTTTTACTTTTGCTCTTAGGTCTCTAACTTCTTGCTCTAGTCTGTTTAATCTTACTCTTAACTGACCATTAATTGTTTTGTGAGATTTATTCATAGTAGTTAAACGATCTATTGTGTTTATAAGTTGTGCGTTATGCTCTTTAAATATTTCATTATTTTTATTTAAAGCTTTACATTCAAACTCTAAATCTTTTATCTTAACTTCTAAGTCTAAATTTCCTCTATGCTCTCTATCCATAAATTAAAATGGTATTTCATCATCTAAATCAGATAGCTGTGCAGTAGTTGCGTGGTCAGGTGCAGATGGTTGTGCTTGTGTCATTGGTTGTTCAGTATATCTTGGAACAGATTGACCAATAGGTTTTAACCCATCAATGTTTTCATTTCTTTTTGGTGGATTCTTTAATGCACTAAAATAAAATACTAATTTTCTTCTATTGCCATCATCATATTTAGTTGGATTATCTTCATAGTCATAAGTAGCAATTTTTAAATTAGCACCTTTTTTAATCATAGCCATTATATGAGGGGATTCTAACCATTGTTGAAACTGATAAGGGCTATATTTTCTTTTTGCTGTTGTGTCATACATTTGAACTTTGCTCATACTTTTATAATCCCAACCACCAGCTTTAGCAGTTTGATTATGCAATAATGTAACTTCTAGCTTGTGAGTTTCAAAGTCATCTTTTCCATATTTTTTATACATTTTGTTTATTCTCCTTTTTCCATTTTTTTAAGTCGTCTTTAAATTTACTTTCCATATTATCTAAATAAGTAATAGCTTGGAAAGCTTTAAAATATTCTTTAGCTTTTACAATAAACATTGTAACCTCTTTTTCAGGTTCTTTTGGTATATTAACAATAGCTAGTTTTTGTATTTTAAAGTTTGTAGTTTCTTCAATAAATCGTCTATACATTTCTACTTGAATTGGTTGGTCAAAACTATAATCTTTACTTGTTTTCCAATCAATAACTGCTTTTTGACCTTTCCAAGAATCTTTTGTTACAATGGCATCATCACACCCACAAGTATCAAATTTAGGACTATATAATGGTGTTTCACTTGCTATTAATTTAAATTTTTGAGATTTCCAAAATTTTAACCATTTTTGTGCCATAGTTTTCAATGGTTCTGACTCAGGAAATGCTGGTTGCTTTTTACTTTTAAAATATAAGTCAATCCATTCGTGTAATTCAGAACCTATTTCTCTACCATAAGATTCTTTACTTTCTGCTCTTTCTTTTACCTTTTGAATAAATTTATTGATTTGGTCTATTGGCTTATCTTCCATAATCATTATCTCTTTTATAGAATCATCTCTATTTCTTTTGTACCAATTTTGAAAATCAGGTTTTGTTCTTTTGCCAATTTTTGTTGTAACACTAGATTTTGGTTCGCCATTTATATAATATCTATAACCTTTTGCTTTTGAATTATATTCTCCAATTATTACACCATTTTTATCTTTAATATATTGCTTACTCATCATTTCTCCCATTTATATATAGTTTTTTATTTAGTTTTCTTAAAGGTCTAAAGAAGTAATCTAAATCTGTATGTGTAGCTTCACATAAGATTATAAGATCATCTAAAGGTATCTTATTATTACCCTTTTCCCTTTTTTGTACTTGTTGAAAAGTACATTTGCAGATATTGGCAATTCTTGTTTGCGTATATCCTAGTTCTAATCTTCTTTGTCTCATTCTTATTCCGAGATACTCAAAGAACTTTTTTCTATTATCTTCTCTACTAGCACCATTCCAAGTGGTAAGAGTAGCACGAAGTCTTTGTTTTATATTACTTATGTTTCTTACTTGACTATCTGTGTACATATTTTCTCCTCTTGATTTATATAATTAGAATTAAATGTGTATAAAACTTTTGGACTAATTTTATAAAGGTCAGGATAGGCATACAATATTAATTCTTCTAAGACTTTAGAACACTTTTTTCCAAAATTTGGTAATAATCTATAAAATCTAGGGTCATCTAAGTATTTATCTCTTATCGACCCAAGATCACGAATTTCTGCATTAAATAAATTATTTTTAAGTCTTGTATCCAAACTTTTAGGAAAAACAATTTCATAAATGCTAATTTTATCTTTTTTGTTTTTAGGAAGATTTTTTATATCTTTGTAATTAATTAACGACACTATGACCTCTATTGTTCATACAGTTTCTATAAATTTTTGGATATTTATATTCTAGCTTATCAGATAACCATAATGTACTTGCTCTCCACCATACATTATAAACTGCTTTTCCTGACTCAACTAAAGTGTTGGTATTGTCTTTTGCCAATGTTTTACAATGCTGTAAATCATTAGTTATCATTCTTGCTTTATCTTCGTTGAAAGTACCTGATCTTCCATTTGTATCTATTACAGGTTTGTAACTTGCACACCCTTGAAGTAGAGTGATAGATAGCCCTATTAACATTATCATTTTCTTCATTAGTTTCTCCCCTAGTTAACTTATATTGCTCTCATACTTCTCAAACTTTGTTTCAATAGCTGATTCATATAAACATCAATCTGACCATTAGACATTTTCTTTTTGTCCTTTTGGTGAAGCTTGATTGCTTTTACTATTGATTTTAAGTTTGAAGCTTGAACTGTTTTTTTGTTCATTTGCTTTTTCCTTTATAAAAGAATCTACATGGTTTCCCAAAATAGACCCCTTGTTTTTAACTACATCTTCTAATGTAGTATCTGAGGGTAGTCCCCCAAATTCTTTTTTAAATTGTTTCTCCCAATCTTTAGCTTTTCCTACAAAAGTAAATAATGGCATTATGCTACCACCTTTGTATTCCAAACCCTGTAAAATCTTTTAGTTGTCTTACAATAATATATTTTATAATTTTTCATTATGCTCTCTCCTCTATTTCTGACTCATTTACTTGTTGTCCACCCAACCACATAAATTTTCTAAAACAATTTGCATAATAAATTTTAGATTTATTATCAAAAACAACAGAAGTTATTTTTGTTGCACCAAATTTATCTTTAAAAGTTTTAACAACTTTTTGTTTTATTGGATTTGTACTTTTTATTGGTTTAGTTGCCATTATGCTCTCCCTTTGTTATGGGGGTTTTTTAAACCCCCTGTTTTAATTACCATTTATTTTTTAACTGTTGATTTCTATTTTTTGTTACAGCTTTTTCAGCTTGATCGTATGAAGTATATCTGCCTAGTATTCCCTCATCTTGATCTATTACATCAAAACCAACTTGACTATTTGGTTTGTTTGTTTTGTAATTACAAGAAATCGTATGACCTCTATAAATTACACTTTCACCACTTTTCATCATTATGCTCTCTCCTAAGTTTTTATTCATACTGAAATTAGTAGTTTATTTGAGTTGTGTTGTCTAGCCCTAAAAAACCTAGTAAAATAGCCATTTTTTTACTATATTCACAACTTATATTTTAATTATTGCAAATTTAATAAGAATCGACTACAAATCGAATCAGGGTAAAAAGAGAAAATTTTTGTAATATCCTTTAGGTATGTTATAAGAATCGTAAGACAATCATTTTCTCTCGGTGGATTAGATGTTTGAAAATCTCCCTAAGGTTTATAAACGTAAAAAGTTCTAATCCACCACCCTTAAAAAAAGGAGAAATGATATGCAACTAAAACTAGACTACGAAGCTTACCAACGAAATAGTGAAACAAGCAAAAGTGCTTATTATAATAAAAAAGATAAGCTGAC